TAGCCAAGACACTATCTTTTCCTATCTTCTTGACCTGACGAATGTACCTCATCTTAGAGGCATCAATATATCTCAGTTCTTGAATTCCATCATGTGGATTTTTTTGATCAATGACTTTGTTATAGTAAAGTCTGCCATCAATATACCAGTTTCTGAAAATCTCATGTGCTTTCTTATCAAAATCAAGCAGTTCTAAGATATATTTGAACTCTTCTCTAATTCTTTTCTTTAGTCCATCACTTGCATTGAGATTAGAAAGTTCAATCTCAACAGGACTGTCATTGGTATCTGCTACAATTGCTTCATTCACAATATCTTCAATTGCACTATCACATTCTGGATAGAGCGACATCTGACGATATCTTCTGATCAGATCTGTTTCAGTTTTATATACTCCTTCAATATCAACATACGAACCAAAGAACCCCGAACTGACGTAGTGTTCATTACCATCATTGTTATTTGGTGGTACTGGGGATACTACGCCAGGTGGGGTTCTTTCTGAATCTTCAATGGAGAATCCAAATAATCTCGCCATATCAATATTATACTAGAAACAACTGTTCTAATTATTTATCACTCAATCAAAACTTCCCCTGCATTAGTTCCATTGGACTCCAGTGAGTTACCAATGGTGAAGTACTGAACCTGGAAGGTAATTCCAAATTCTTCAATTGCATTCTCATTATCATAGCTCAGATCAATTGCATCAATGTTAGTTGGGAAGATGTCATAGAACTTGTAGGTTCTCAGAACTGATGACTGACCACCAGAGTTGGTTTGTGCAAATGGAACTGCACCTCTTCCAAGTTGCTGAACATATGCATCAGTCATGTATGAAGTTGGATTGGTGACACCAGTAGCATCATCCAACTTGCTCAGAACATTCATCCATCTCTCAAATGCTGTTCTCAGTTTGAAGTCCTCATCATTGATGACTGTAACTGTCCAGGTATCAAAGCTTCTGTCACCAGCAACTTTGAGTGTTCTACCTCTGAATGGAACTGTTACTTCTGAAATGGTTGAAGCAGGAAGTTGTGCTGCCTTGCAAAGGAACTTGAAAGTTCCATTCTCACCATCATCTCCACCATTCCATGCATCAGAAACAGATGCTGGGAAAGAAGGAATTGAAACTTCAAATAGATTGGGGCGGGCACCACCACCCGCCAACTTTGATTTAAATTGTGAAAGAGTTTTGGTCTCTGCCATTTTTAGGTCCTCCTAGTTTTATGTATTAATGATCAAACAGTTCCAACAACTTCTTCAAATGCAACACCAGTTCTGGTTGCAACGAAGGTCAGAGTGATGTAGTTGATTGACTTGGTAGGCTTCAAGTAAATATCAGCTCTGAACTCATTATTATCAATCACATCAGGAGTATTATTTGTTTCATCACAAACAATCAGGAAGTCATAGATTCCTCTCTTTGCCTGAATGTCTCTGAGATAAGGTTCAACAATATTGACAAAGTTTGATCTTGTGTTAGCATCATTCAGTTCAAAGAGTTGTGCATTTGCTGCACCCTCAAGTGCTTGCTCAACTGTGAGGAACAGTCTTCTAACATTGATTCTGTCAAATGCAGATGCATATGAAAGACCAGTCTTATCACCAAACAGAACAATTCCAGTTCCTCTTTGAGTAATGATGGAGTTGATTCTGGAGGAGTAGAGAAGATCTCTTTGTGCCTTGGTTGGGTTGTATGCAAGTTTGATTGCATTGTTCAGAACACCTCTTTGCTGTCCAGCAGGTGAGAACCATGGGAAAGCAACAATGTCAGTTCTGACCATCAGACCAGCAATGTCTCCATTGGTTGGGATGTATCTGAACTCATTATTGAATCTATCATAGGTGTACTTGTAACCTGCATCAAACACTGCATAAGATGAACTTGTCAGTGGTGCAAAGAACCCAAGAACATTGTTTGTCTGAGTTGTTGTGTTGGTTACATCAACAACATTTGCTCTGTGTGGGGAGATTGTAGCAATACAATCCTTTCTGTTCTCAGCAATAGAGATCAGCAAGTTTGCTTTTGCTTGTGATTCTGCTTCAGCAGCAAGACCAGGACCCATCAGCAGGAAGTCAACTGCTTCCTCATCCTTGTTTGAGAAGAGGTTATAGGAAGTTTGGAGATTTCCAAGAGTTGCAGTGTATCCACCAGAGGTTGTGTAGTTCTCACCACCACCCAGTGTATAGGTGACAGCACCAAGTGAACTATAAATTACATCCTGTGCATTTACACCCCATACACCTTGTGCTGTAGTTCTTGCTGACCATGAACCAGCAGTGGAGAATCCAGCAGCAATTGGTGTAGTACCCCAGAATCCATCAGTTTCGTTAGAAGGATTGTATCCAGCATAGACATACTGTGAATTATCTGCAATGTAATTCTTGTAGTATGACTTTTGAGGTGCATTTCCATCTTGAGTTGCATCAAGTGACTTAGAAAGGTTCAGATGCTTCTCAAGAATGTTACCTTGGATTCCAGTTACAGATCCATCATCATCAATGACAACAACGTGAATGGTGTCATTTTTACCATTTCTGGAAGAAGAGTAGTTGCTTGTCAGTGGTTTTGGTGCCAAGCTCTTCCAGTAAACTGTTGAGTTTGTCAGTCCAAGTGTCTGTTCATCATACCAGTCAGCAACTGTTGAAGCAGTGAAAGAAGAACTCTCAACTGTTCCACTATTGTTTCTGAATACTAAGGTGTCACTTGCTTCGAATGATCTTCCAGCATCATTCTGTGCATAAGAGATTGGGTAAACAGTACCTGCTGTTGATACCCTTGCAGTAATTGCAACATTAATTGTGCTGTTTGAGTTTACTGCATCAGTGGAAACACCAGTGATAATACCCTTAAGGTAACCATTGAATTCTGATGTTGAACCAGCACCAGGAATAACCAAACCTGACAGTGCAGTGGTAACAGCATAACCAACTGTAGCACCAATACCTGCAGGGTTTGTGGTTGCAATTCCAATAACCTGGTCAGCAGCATTATCAATAACTGCTACCTTCAGGTTTCTTGCCCATCTACCAGGTGTTTTTGCTGCCCAGCTGAAGTCTGTTGCAGTTTCGTAATTGGTCTTATAATCATCATAGTTCTTGATCTTCAGAGTGGTGGTTGAAGCAATTCCAACACCAGCATTAGCATTCTTCAGATCGGTATCATCAGTTCTAACTACCTTCAGAACACCACCATATGAGAGGTATTCTCCTCCAGTCATCCAGTACTCATACTGGCGATCAGTGGAGAGTGGTTGCCCGAAAGTGTTGAGATACTGCTGTTGAGTATTGATCTGTACAACTTCATCTACAGGACCAATCTCAAAAGGACCAGCGATAGCACCAATGTTATCTACAACATTCGCAGCTCTCCCTACTGTTAAATCAACCTCCCTGATGAGTACACCAGGAGATAATTGAGGAGTCGCCATGTTTTTCTCCTTAAATAGTCTCAGTTTATCTGAAAATATTTAGGATTTTGGGTGTTTTCAGTGGGGAAATATGTGGTGAACTACCAATCTGGATAGGACCAATCCACAAATGGTGTAATCTTCTTTCTTGACTCCACAATTCTGTTTATAGTACACTCTTTGCACTCATAAGAATAGGAAGAAGCAACTGGTCCTCTGTCCTTTCTTGTTCTATAAAAACTATCTATAAGGTTCTTTACTTCTCCACATACTCTACACTTTCTATCATTGAGAAGTAGATGACCTAATTTGATTTGACCATCTAAGTCCATTACATATACTCCCACATGTATGATCTGTCACCATACTCATCAACATGCCATCTATCACCATCAGCATCAACAAAACTATTTTCATCTAATCCATCAGAAATAAATCCAAATGGTGCCATGTCTTGTTCAATCTGATTCTTCTGCTCTTCATAAATTCTCTTTCTGACATCCTGGTCAGTGAGTTCTTTGAAATAGTCCTGAGCAACTAACCAGGCATAGATAACCAGACACATCGCAAGGTCATCATTGCAACCTTCTTCTGCCTCAAAGGAGTTGTGTTTAGAAACAAAGGTTGTTAGTTCTGAGATAGTATCATAATCACAGATGAGAAGTTTATTCTCCTCAATCATTGTCTTGAGGTTGAGGGATCCAACCTTTTTCACAGTTTTGGACATTTTGACGCCAAGTTGTGTTTTCTTACCAGAGAAACCTTGCCCAACAATCTGACCTGCTCTACCTCTCATTGAGCACATCAAAAGGTTCTGATACTCAAGATCATATTGGAGAATTGCTGCTACCTGATCTCCAACATCATTGACTTCACAAAGAATGAATGCTTCATTGTAATTCTTTGCTACCTCATAAATCACACTTGGGAATAGCATAGGTTTGATTTCATTGTCCCTATACTTTGCCACCATCTTGTGAGGAAAATTGCTGATATCTACAACAGTAAACGCAGAGTAGTCACCACCAACTCCTCTTGCAACGTCAACTGTTAGTAAGTAATCATGTCCTGCTCTGACTTTCTCATAAACATCTAATCCTGCATTTTGGGTTAGAGGATTTTCGTAAATGAGAGATCTAAGTTTTGATGGAGCAATCAGAGTATCAACAGATCCAAGGAATTCACACTCAAACTCAACTTTGAACTGTGCTTCTGATGTGTTCTTGATTGTTTGTTCCTTCCAAACCTCATCTCTTCCTGGAACTTCAGACCAGTGAACATCTGTAGGAACATATTCATTATTACCTCTTTCAGCATCATGCCACATCCTGTAGAAGTGGTTCATGCCATGAGGAGTTGAAACTATGATGACTTTTGTGCTTTTACCAGAAGTAATAGTAGGATAAACAGATGCAAAGAAGGAGTCAGCGATGTGATTAGGGACGAACGCGAACTCATCGAGAAAGAGGATATTGAACGACATGCCTCTGACAGCACTCGCAGATGTAGAAGCTGCCAATATCTTACTGCCATTTTCTAACTCCAGTGAACCTTTGTTCCATGACAGGATACCCTGCTGCATCCACTTGGGCAAGTTTTCATATGCAATTTGTAACCTACTAAGTAGTTCTCTTGCAGTAGATGCTTTGTTTGCCAGGATGCCAATGTTTACGCTGTCATTGAAGATTGCATAGTGTAGCAAAAAAGATACCACAGTTGTGGACTTACCAGTCTGTCTTGGCATCTTACAGATGTTGAATCTTTCCTTGTGAAAGTTACTAATCAACTTTTCCTGGAAAGGATACATCTGGAATGGTTGAAGACCATGATCCAGTGTCACAATCTGAACATAGTTTTTTGCAAAGTAAAC